GCTTGTACCCGGACTGGGGGCTATCGACTGGCCGTCGGATGCATTGTCCGCGGCAATGCATCCGACGGCCAGTCGATAGCCCCCAGTCCGGGTACAAGCAGGATGAGAGCAATCGGGGGCGGCCACCACCAGGCTGAAGCAATGGTTCACTCCGGCGGCACATTCGATAGAATTTGGATACAGGCACCAACCAGCGGCGTGAACGGCAAGGTGGATAAATTGACACTTTCAAATCTTTTCACAAAAGGTGGCCCCTGTAAGCTGCACCGGATGAATATAGGTACGCTGGAGGTTCTCTTAAACGAGGTTGGCATTGGGGATGGCTTCGCAACCAAGGAATTTACGATTGCGACCAATGTGACAGGGGCCGTAATCACAATCGAAAATAACGTCGAAGTAACAATTGCAGAACCTGCAACAAGCTGATAACAGGTGACTGATTGACAATACTGGAGGCGGTAAAGCCGCCGCTGAGCGAGCCGGATGCCCTCCTGCGGTACTACGTCCGCCACCGGCGGGAGTTTATCGAGGACTGGTTCCTTATCGAGCACCGGGACACGCTCCAGCAGATACCGTTCCGGTTCAGACCAGTGCAGGAAGACTACTGGCAGAGGATGAAGGACGGGACAACACGACTCGTTGTCGTCAAATCCCGACAGGCCGAGGTCTCCTCGATAACCGAGGCAGACTATACCTCGCTCGCCATGCTGACACCGGGTCTACGTGTTCTCGCAGTCGTCCAGAAACCTGAGCACGAGACCATCCCGCACCACATGGCACGGATTATCCGCTTCTTCTACTCCGTTCCGGAACCGCTCAGGCCGGAAGTAGTCAACGAATCCCAGTCACAGATCGTGATGGGCTTCGGCGGAACAAAGAGCCATCCGGAGTTTACCTCGTCTATCCAGTTTATCTCCTGCGGCTCTCCCGACGCCCCCCGTGGAGGCACGTTCCACTTCGTCCACCTCACCGAGTACGACTCCTACGAGACCAAGGAGGCAGAAGGTATCTTCCGCTCCCTCGCAGGTCTGCCCGCATCATCGACCGTGGTGATCGAGTCATCCCCGAAACACTCGCTTGGCCCGCTTCACCGTATCTACTCATCGGCAAAGAACCGTCAGGGAGCCTTTGAGGCAGCACTCTACCCCTGGCACTGGGTTCCGGAGTATTCCCTTGGCGGGGATAGCCCGATAGAGGATATAACCGCACCAGAAGCAGAACTTATGCGCTCGGAGAACCTGAGCTACGGGAATATCCGCTGGAGAAGACGAAAGATCGACGAGGCACGCGACGAGTTCGGTGAAGAGGCCGAAAGCGAGTTCCTTATCGAGCACTTAGAAGACGATATCCGCTGCTGGGCAATGGTCGGAAGACCGGCAATGCCGCAGTCATACCTCGATACCCTCCTCTCCCGTGTCCAGACCCCGCTCTACAGCGATCACGGGCTGAAAGGACTCCGCGTCTGGCTCCCTCCTGAGAACGGCGAGAGCTATATCGTCATGGGAGACCCAGCCGAGGGACTCGCATGGGGCCACGAATCAGCAATTATCGTGAGAAGACTCTCGGACTGGCGTCACTGCGCCACCTGGAGCGGCCATAATACTCCCGGTGAGTTCGGGGCACTCCTCGTTGGTATAGGAACGCTCTATAACACAGCACTTGTCGGCTGGGAGCGCAATAACCATGGGCACGGTGTCCATGAACGGGTGGTCGAACAGCTCAGGTACCCGCTTATCTACCGCTACAAGGGAATAGGCGACCAGGCTGGCGACGAACGGACAGGATTCCCAACCTCCCACTGGACAAAAGCACCACTGGTCTCTGTCGTCCATGAGTCCATGCTGACCGGTACCTGGCACTCGTGGGATATGAAGCTCATCGGCCAGTACCGCACGCTCCAGGACCTTGGCGACGGGAAGTACGATACCGATGTGCTAGACTTGTGCATGGCTGACCTGTTATGTCATGCTGCAAGGAACCAGGGAATGCGGATGCGCTATTCCCATACGCCGAAAAAAGACGCAAAACCCTTTGCAGCGAGGTTTCTCCTGAGAAGATAGGATCGAACGAGAAAGGATTCCGCCATGGCTCTGAATGACAAGGAACGGGAACTCATCAAGGGCTTTGTCCGCAGGAAAAGACGGTACCGTGACCGAAACGAGCTTATCAGGCGCTGGTACGAGTTCTATTTCGTCGAGGATATGTACGCGGAGCAGGGACAGGTCACGCTCGCAACACCAGACTCTCGTAATGCCGTCGATCTCGGTATCTATATCCTCTCACGCAATCCCCACATAGACCGCATCCCGAGAACAATACAGAACGCATCACAGGGCCAGCTCCATAACATGGGAGAACGCTTCCTCGCAGGGAACTGGCGCTCGGTTGACTGGGACTTCATCATGCAGGGACTCCCGTGGCACCAGAGACGGCTTGCCTCATGGCTTATCATGACCGGCTGGTACGCACAGTTTACCGCCCTTATCCCTGACGGGGACGGAAACCCGACACCCGTCGCAGACCTCTGGGACCCGGCAAGCGTCTTCCCCGAGTGGGGAGGTGCCCAGAAGCGCCTCGCATTTGTCGATCACGAATACTTCTACCCGCTCCAGGCACTGAGAGAAATGGCCGACGCAAACGGCTGGAATACCCCAAACCTCGACGGCGACGGGAGCGAGATCGTTATTATCCTCGATCACTGGGAATCACGCTACAACCCGCAGAACAAGATGCAGCCGGATATATTAAACGGGGTCTTCGTCTCAACCAAGACCATTGCCGACGAGCCCTATACGAGCTGGACAGACCCCGGCGAGACCGAGTGGATGCCCGTCCAGCAGCTCTTTAACCGGACAACCGACTCGAAGAAGGGTGGGTTCATGGAGATACCCGTTATCGTCGGGCCGGCAGGGGGCGTTGAACTCTCGGCAGCATATGCGAGGAGCGCCTCATCAGTCCTCGCAAAGCTCGGGCAGGGACTCCTTGCCTCGCTTGAGGGAGTGCAGGACTCGATTAACCGCGAGATGAGCACCCTCTTGCAGGAGGTTGAGGCCGCACGGCTCGGACAGTCAACACCCGTTATCAGCTCTCCCGGCGGAACCGCAACCCTTGAGCCCGGAGAGATGGGTATGGCACAGTCCTACCGTGATGATACCAACATAACATACCCGCACCGGTTCTCTCCGCAGCTTGCGTCCTCACAACTGGTCATTAACTTCTTAAACGAGGTATTCCAGCGTTCGACATTCCCGTGGACGGCAATGGGACAGGCGCTGTCCGGTGTCTCGGGAGTTGCAATAGAGCGGATGAACGAGGGAGCGCGTTCTCACCTCGAACCCTACCACTACATGATGCGCCACATCTACCAGGCAACCGGGCAGATATGGCTACGCGACTACCGCAGGCGGTGGGGAGGAACCCGAGCAGGGAGAGTCCGCTTGCAGGGAGGCGTGCTGGGATCGGATATGGCAGGATTCTTCGACGAGGAGTTCAGCCCAAGGGACATACCGGATACCAACTATATCGTCTCCGACATCCCGTGGGGGCTCGTCGAGGACAATATGATGAAGGCAAACGTCGCAAGGCAGCTCGATACGCTCATGTCCAAGACATGGATTCGTGAGAATATCCTCAAGGTGCAGGACGACCAGCTTGAGGTGAGACGCAAGGCGGGTGACCAGGTAGAGGAATCACCATTCTTTGTAAACTTCCAGGTAATGAATCGGTTCAGAGATGAAGCAAGAGCAGCGCTTGAGCGTGGAGACCAGTTTGAAGCCCAGATGCTGGCGCGTTTTGCCTCCGTCCTCATGCAGAGCCTTGTCCCGCAGGAAGGAAGAGGCATTCCTCCTAGAGGAGGACAGGGGCCTCCAGAGGCCGGCGGTACATTTAACAACGCCGGCGGCGGAAGGCCGGAACTATCACCTGAGAATATGCCGCCTGGAGAAACCCCGCCGGTTGAAGCACCCGCAGGCGGTGGTACCGCTGAGCAGGCGGAAAGGAACATCCGATGACAAACCAAGATTACACCGGTATTGAGACATCACTAGAGGATATCGAACGCGGGATGATCCCTACTGGAGAACGGCTGTGGGGCCGATATGGCCCGGTTCTTTTCCCGATACTTAGTGCCTGGATAGATGCAGCCGGAATCGAGACGGAATCCACGGAATGGGAAGATGAAGACCTGATGCTATTGGCACAGGAATTCCTATTTAACATGAAGAGTTTACCAAGATTCAGAGATAAAGCTATCACCGTGGAAGATGTGAAAAGAGAGGCAAATAAACTCTTCTCGATTAAGAAACCAGGGGACGCAGAACTGGATGAAGCAAGCAGAAAAAGACTGGAGCAACTTGAGGACACAAGGGACACGGTAAATACGTATATTGAAGGGGAAAGAAACTGGGACGTTGCCTTCGATACGTGGGTAAAGAAAATAGACAGGAACAGCGGAGTCAGATGGGCTATCAAGACTAAGTATAAGTCCAGAATACTCAACTACGCATTTGATAATAGGGAGAATTTCTACCATATCTCCGAGTTTCTTGATGAGGAAGTCACGCCGCTCATATCTGAGGACGGCCAGCTTAACCTGCCGGAAGTATACGGTACAGACGAGGCCCTGATCCGGGATGTCCTTTCCAAAATGCCCGAGTTATTACCAGGAGAACGCACATACCTTGAAACAACAGGGAAGGGGAAGTTTAGGGATAAGTTCCACCGGGCTGCAATCGTTGACGGATACGGCGGAACATTCGAGGATTTTATGAATGATTATGGCATGGAAGTCGCACAGAATATCCTTGAAGGCCAGCAGCCAAAAGACGAGCAGATCACCGAGGCTGAACGCCAGGAGATGCTGGTAAGAGCCCTTATTGACTCTGGCAGACCACCGGGAGACTTTACCGCCGCTGAACTTGAGTATCTCTCTGATGCTTTCCAGCAGGTGGAGCAGGATATTCTCCTCAAGCCGGATACGAGTCTTACCGATATCATCTCTGCTGCGGTTGAAAGCATTCCAACGCGAGCAGCAATGGAGCGTATTTCAGCCGAACGGTATGCCGCCGGCCCGCCAGTTGGGGCAGAATATACCGCAGGGGCAGGTATCCCATTTGACACGGAGGTTACCCTTCCCACTGGCGCTGAATGGTCTACAGGCACCAAGAACATGATGGCTGACGACCTCGTTGAGAAAGAAGTTCAGCGACGTGAACAGGCAAACGAGAAACCCATGACGGCAGAAGAGAGACTGGCATTCCGCAACAACGCTCTGGCTTCAATCACTGCTCCAACCACCACAGTGCGCGTGCCGGAAAGCATATCCCAGATAGCAGGCGGACTCCCGCCGGGAGCGTTACAGGGTGGGCCAGGCAGCCCCGGCGCAACTGCCGCTGCGGCCTTGGCGGAACAGGAAAAACGGTACAGGGCTGAAGCAGAGGCAACTCGCAAAGAACAGCTGTCTACTGGAGTTGAGGAGCCACAGACTGTCGAAGAAATATACCAAGACATAATCCAGGAGCAAATCCTTCCCCCGGGTGAACCAGCGGACGACGACGATGATGACGACGATGACGAACCATTCTACCTTCCTGAGCGGGAAGAGTTTCTTACGAAAAGACAGCGTCCGTTACCTGGGAAGGCCCCGCGACGGCTTGGAGGAGCAGTACGATGACGCCAGGGCCAGAAGACGAACGACAGGAAAAAGAAAGCAGGGAGCAGCGATTAAACAGGCTGTTTGGCGAGGCCCTTGAGAGAGACTACCGGTCAATTGTTTACGAGCCAGTGCCGTTATTTGAGGAAAAGCCAGAGGCGAAACCAGAAATAGCAGCGGAGCCACAAAAGCCTGAGCGCTACAGCCCGGAATGGCACAGGCAAGCAACGCAAGATTTTATTGATGAAGGTCAAAAAAGCTACGAACGCCGCTGGGGCAAATCCGTTTGGGCAACCGGAACACCTCCTGCGAAGATGCGCTTAATAGGGCCTACCGGTGGAAAGATATCCCAGCAAGTCCATATGATTAACGCGAAGCTCGGGAAAGGCACATCGCAACAACCTCTTTGGATGACAGGTTCTCAGGTTAAACGCTACGAGGAGATGGGTGGACATCTCTCAGACCTCGGATACGTTGTCTGGCGTGGCCCAGATGATCCGAGAGTCCCTGATATCCCAGAGCTTGGGCCGAAAGGATCAGGAGCAAGCACTGTTTGGAGATATCTAAAAACACTTGGGAATGCGTTCACTCGGGATTACCGCATGATGCCCGGTGGCGTTCCGTACCAGCGAGAAGGCGCAATGGTGCCGAGTCTTAATAATTTCCGGCTCTGGGCTGAAAAGGGATACGCGGGTTTTAATTACGCAGATATGTTGGCTACAGGCATGGCAGAGGAATTAGCAACCATGTTTGTTGATCCGTTTCTAAAAGAGATGAGTTTCCTGCCAGCGGACCTTTCTAAGAGCGCAAAACTCAGGGACGCACGGCGTGCCGAGCAGATGCTTGAATTTCAGGGCACCTGGCTTGCAGCTATCACAATGGCGGCTCCGCATCTTGAAATTGCTGCCGGGGCAGCATTCGCGGCAAATCAGTCTATCATGCTAGGACGAAAAGCTGCGGAGCGGGCAGTAGCTGCCCAGAATGCCGAAAAACTCCTAAAACAATTAAAGAGAAACCCAAAGACGAAAAGGCTAAACTCCCACGCAAAAAGAAAGCCAATACAGAAAATAGAAGGAACTAATGATGAAATCCTTCACCTTCCTGATGAGCCTGCGGGAATGCAAAAAACGCAAAGAGACGTGAACCCGCAATCGCTGCCACCAACCCAGGAGTTTGATCTCGCGGCAACCCAGGCAACATTAAACGATAACTGGAGAAAGATCGCGAACCTCCCCGGTATACGAAGGATATATCAAAAGTTAAGCCCGGTTACCCTGGCAAAAGACCCTGTCGCAATTGCTGACAGCACGCGCCGTATCCTGCGACATGAGGCGACGCAAAAACATAACTGGTTGCTGTCTCCTGTCCGCAGGCTGGGCTCTGAGCAGAAAGTCTGGGGGAAGCGTGCCGAGAATGGACTACTGGCAGAGGGGCCTTTGAAGGGGAAGTCACTTAATGATATCCGTACATACCCGAAACGCTACTGGGGAAAGATGACTCCTCTTCAGCGCAAGTGGATCGAGGAAATGGACAAGCTGGAGGTAAGGAAAAAGAACTACCTGCTAGAGAATGACGTAAACATCAGTCTCCTTGAGTTTGACGAAGGTGGCAGATATGCCGGACGTATCGTCGTCGCAAAGGTTCTGGATAACGGCGAGATCGCGGACTACGCATTTATTGTCAAGAAGAGGACTGGTGTTGGCGGAAAGAAAGGGTTTGAGCAGCATAGAGAGTACACGAAAGCGGCTGATGCGATAAAGGATGGGTATAGGTATTTGTCTGAAGAAGAAAGTATGTATATCAATATGCTCGGTGCCTATAATAAAGTTATCGACCAGCAGATGACGGACTGGTTCCTTACGAAAATCCCGTGGAGAAGCACCCGTGTGCCAGAGGCTTTCAATATTGCAGTTAAGGCAGCCGAATTTAAGATCAGCAAATCCGAGACGCTGCTGGATATTATTCAACAAGCCAAAAATGATCCGGCTTTTAAGGTAGCCCCAGTACAGCTCCGGGCCCTAGAAAGAATTTTCCCAGATGAAGTAGCCTCTCTGAGAGCCGCCATGAAGGCTCGTACCGCTCCTATAGACATCCCTGTACCTTCCACCGCT